CGGGACAGCGTGGACTCGAACCACGATAAGAAGGTTAACAGCCTTCCGTAATGACCTTTATACGACTGACCCAAATAAAAAAGCCACCGTTGCAACTTAAGAGTCACTAACGGCAGCTTATGCCAATAGTGTTGCTCATTTGCTCAATGATGTCAACACGTTCTATGCTACATGTTTAATTTTCTCTACACGTTTCCGGTTTTTAAACGCACTATCCAGAACCGGGTAAATCATAAACAACGAGGCATTAAGGATTTCGTCAACTTCCCGTCGACAGGTTGCGAGCGATGGTTTTTGAATGCGCCCGCCGCCCCGGCATAACATCTTGCGAGGTCTTGCGACGCGATGATAGTAAGATGCAATGGCGTGCCTGGAAGAACCATGAGCGTAGTAGCTGAGGAGGATGCCGAAGGCTTTCTTGTCAATGTACATGACGGAATCGACGACCTGAGAAATCAACATTCCATCATCATCATTACACATTGGCCTTGTCATAACTCTTCCCGGCTCTACGCTCTCCATGAACTTCGCTATTACGCTGCTCATGCGCTTTTCCAGACGACCTGAATAAACCCATGCGCCCCACAGTTCAAGCCAGCCATTCAGCCACTCGTGCTGTTCTTTGGTGAGGTTTAGTTCTCTTATGCCCACGCGCCTTCTCCCTGTACCTGAATCAATGTGAGGTTTCCGCAGAACACTGCGCCGGTATCGATATACATCTGGTTGGCAAATTTGAGTGGTTTCACTGCTGGCGTATGACCAAAGATGAACGTGTCCGCGCCTTTAATTTCTTTCACGATCCCGTCTTGTGAGTTGCCGATTCGTTCGCGGTTCCAGATTACCTGCAGAGGATCAACTGGCTTTCCAAATTCGTATTCGTTACAAGGATAATCGGCGTGGCAAATGACATATTTTTTATCTTTGCTCACCAGTTCGATGATTAACGGAAGTTCTTCTGCTTTATGGGCAAGAGCTTTAGCCAGAATCTCTTTGTCGTAATCGAGATTGAAGAACCAGCCACCGCCATTAAGCAGCCAGTGATTAACGTTTCCACGCTCTGATAAGCCATCAATCATCATTTGCTCATGGTTTCCACGTACAGCTCTGAACCAGGGGAATGTGATTAATTCCAGACATTCGACGTTCTCTGTACCGCGATCAACCAAATCGCCAACCGAGATGAGCAGGTCTTTTTTGTTGTCGAATCCTATCGTATCCAGTTTGTTCATCAGGTTCGTGTAGCATCCGTGCAGATCGCCAACTACCCAAATATTTCGGTATTTGCTGCCATCAATTCTTTCGTAGATATTCATGCAGCCTCACTTCTGCTATTTCGCAGTTTTTTAAGTTTCTGTTGATACTCCGCCTTGATGGTCTTGCACTCTTCGGCAGTCCAGCGATGGCGGTTATGGTTTGATTCGATTTCGTCTACTGCTTCCTGCCCGATGCGGTTAATCAGTTCGACGCGATACGGAACGAGATTTCCGCTTTTGTGCTGGTTGCACACCACGCATTGCTTGTGAATATTGCGTTCATCAAATCGGAGTTGAGGTGCCGCAGCAGTTGTCCGGTAATGTCCGGCATCCCACTGAGCAGACGTGAGCGTTCCGCACGAGATACATGGTAAGTCGCGGTCTCTTTCTCTGATGAAGGCGTTTACGGCTTGTTGGGCTTGTTTAATCCAGTAACTGCGGGGCTTTAAGGCGAGTTTTCGAATCTTAATTTTATCTTTCTGTTTCTGCTCCTCTCGTCGTCGTTTCTTCTCTGCTGTTTTTTCCGCCTTTTCGCGTTCTTTATTTCGTCGTTCGAGCGCTAATTTAGTTCCGTGTTCCGGGCTGCACCACCACTGATTTGAGAATGCCGGGTGAAACCATTCCTTACAGATTTTGCATTTCCTTCGCGCTGGTTTAGCCATTAAGCAGCCTCCCCTGTTACTTTAAGCATTCCGTTATCTAGCAGCTTTCTTGTCAGCCACTGTTGACCACGCCCGGTGATTTTTGTGGTGAACGATATCTGTATTCCGTGATTTGTGTTGACCGCTGTTTCTTTCACTGTGAAATAGCCACGATCCATATATTCCTGCATTGGCACATTGCGCCGGGAGCCTGAAGCAATAAGGATTTTGTGATCGCGCATCCACGCAAACAGTTTGTTTGGACCAATACCAACAACCTTTGCAAAGTTTCCAATCAAAATTCCGCTGGACTCGCCAACGCGATCGGCAAACTCAACTTTAGGTGCTGCGAGAGCAAGCTGTTTCTCCAGTTCAGCCTTCTGGTCTTCAAGGTCGGCCGCAAGGCGCAATGCCTCAGAAAAGGTTTGTGGTATTTTCGCGGTTGCCCCTTCGAGTTCTCGCCAACGGTCAACAAGACGAGCGGTGAATTCCGGCGACAACTGGGCAACGACAATAATGCTGTCTCGCTTACCTTGTTCGCCTTCGAATACATACACACGAAAACTTTGATTTAAGCCTAACCCATTGATTCTTCCACAATCCTCAATTTGAGGATGTCGGATAACACCATTTTTAGCCAGCATTTCGATAGTACGTTTCACATTGTCATGACGCTTACCTGTAAGCTCAGAGATTTCAATGCTGGTCATTTTGATGACGTTGCTATTTATCAGCTCGTTCATTGTCATGTCCTCTCATATTGAAAATTCACCAATAAAAAACCCAGCCGAAGCTGGGTTTGTTAAGTTGTCAATTGTCAGTAGCGATGTAGTGAAGGAGGTAATTCTTTGTTCTTAAGCCTTACCCATGCGGAAAGATTCGTTGGTCCGTCTGGCTCATTAATATCAACATCTCGTGTGTGATTGATTAAAACGTCTCTCGCCATTCCAATAACATACGAGAACTCATGACCGTAGTCGTAACATCTGCCGGAATAGTTCGATTGAATTTGCTTTAGCGCTGGATACAATTCGCGGAATAATGCCTGTGAGCGGTTAGCATAATCCCACAGCCATACAAGGCTGTCTGTTTCTTTTGCGGAAAGCCCGTTGAGCTTCTTCTCTTGTTTGCCAGTATTTTTCTCGCACTGGCTGAAATAGCAGTCTTCCAGTTTTTCGAACACTTCCCACGCCTGATCGGTTTCGAGCATTTTGGCGTGACGGGCTGCTCCGCGTTCTGTCCAGAGGATGAGGGAGCGGGCTTTCGGGGAAATTTGTAACCCTCTTAAAGATGGTTGCAAATTTTGTGAGTTACTTAAAGTAACCCGCAAAATTTTCAACTCATCACCAACAACCTTGAAAAAGTGTTTACCCTCAACAAAACGCTCGGAATTACGGGTGTAATTTACTTTGATGTTGTTGATCTCGGTACAGTAAAGCTGTGCCAGTAACTCGGTAGTGATAACGGGAATTTGGTTGTGTGTAATTGGGGAAAGAGTTTCGACAGAAATCTGAGTGGCCATAACGATAACTCCGTACATTTGGACATTATCGCCACCGTCAGGTGCTAATCATCATGGTGGCGAACTGTGCGGGGTTAGCACTACCGGGTACGGAAACCGGCGAGCCTTTCGGCTCCCCCACACAGCCCGCCATAAATCGCGAATGTGACTGTGCAAACGATATGAAAAAAGACGCGGGCGCGTCTCATATCGCTCCGTAAACATCCGGGGTGCTAATCCCGACGCCAGATTTTGCTGGCGCGTGAGGAATATAGCCCCGAATAAATCATCGCGTCAATCACCTTGTTTTCCTCGCACGATGTCTTAGCCACCGGATATCCCACAGATGAGCCGTGTAGTTGAAGGTTTTTACGTCAGATTCTTTTGGGATTGGCTTGCGTTTATTTCTGGAGCGTTTCGTTGGAAGGTATTTGCAGTTTTCGCAGATGATGTCGGTGATACTTCTTCGCTGTCGCCTCATGCCGCCCTTCTGACGCCCTGCCCGATCGCCATCAATGCCGCTTTGGATACGGTAGTAAACATCCGTCGAGGACTGATGAACGGTCGCCAAATCAGCAGCATGGAACCTTTGCTGTTTCCCTTCTTCTCCAGCCCTGTCGATGGTTCGATAAAATTAATCCGTCCATCAGTGATAATACGAACTTCGTCAACACTCTCCAGAGCCTTGCTGAACCATCCGACTGACATATCCTCTGGTACAAGCATAACTACCGTCTGTCGCTGTTGTATGCACTGCTCAGCGGCTTTTTCCACCCACGGCCTGATATTGCTGTACGGTGGGTTATTCCAGATTGCACCGTGGCTTACCCACTCAGAATTGAGCGCGTCGTCGGCCTCAGTTAGCCAGTGAGCACACAGAGCATTTTTGTCGCTCGCTGCCGAATCCAGCCAGAATCCAAACTCAATATCCAGTGCATCAAAAAGCCAAAGCGGCGTTTGCCAGCAGTCCTTGTCGTGTGCTGGCGTATTTGATTTGATAGTCATGCAGCCCTACCTTTTCGTTGTGACCATTCATACTCTCGCCGGGAGTCATCACTCCACCGCACGTTGCGCTCTGAGCCGAACCAGAACATGATTTCGATAAGCTCAGTCATGCTGGCCTTCCGCATTTTGCTGGTACGCACGCCAAGCATGACAACGCCACCGTCGATACCAGGCACACTTCGTTGCTCCAGTTTTTTGGTCTTAAGCCACAGGGCAGTGAACAGGTCTTTCCAGTCTTCCGGCGCCAGCCGTTGACCATGCCATAGCACCTGACGCGAAACATCGTTCAGCATCGGCCACATACGGTCATTCTGCGCTTTGCTGCGCCTGGGTTCTTTAACGTGGACTTCGTGGGGTGACTTGTCGTCGATGGGTAGTGAGAGAATGGCGTCTATGGCGTTATTTCTGATTGCTTCGTTGCGAAGCAGAAAGGCTTGCTTCATCTCCTGCTCTCCGGTTCCATTTTTCAGCCGCCGCAGCAACTGATGGTGCCCATGCCCCCCTGGCTTCACAGAGGTCACATTCTGCATAGCCCCACACATCAATATTTATTCCGGCCTCAACCCACAGACGAGCATTACCGCCGCAAAACGGACATTCTTTTAGCTTTGGCTGGGTTAATGATAGGTCGCTCATGCTCACTCCTTCACTTAAAATCCAGACTCCGGATAATTCTGTTGCGCTGAAACTCATTGTTGAGTTTGAACAACCGTCGAAGAACACGGTCACGCGGATAGCGTCGTGCGGCAGGTGAATGCTCATACAACTCATCAAGCGGCAAACTGGACGATGAACGATACCGATACCAACGCACCAACTCTTCACGAAAATTAGCCCTGACAAGCTCAGCTATCGTACTCATTTCTTAAAACCTCCTCAAACGCATTCTGACGCATTTTTCATTCTCGCTGCTTATTGGCATACCTTGCACGCGTTTACCTCGCTACAGAGCGATTGTGATGCCTTAAAAGCGATTTATTGAAGTGATATTTGCTTAATCGAAATTCTTTTCTTTGATTCCTGCGGCCCTGATGGCTTTCATTACTGCAATTACCGTTTTGTCACGCCCATCCTCATAACCCATCGCATAAGCACCTTCTTCACCATCTTTCCAAAGGTCGTCATTCGATTCGGGCCAGTCGATATCCAGTTCAATAGCTGCTCGTGATGCCTGCCATATCACCCAGGCAAACTCTTTTAATTCATCGTCTTCTGTAAACTGGCTTTTGTCTTTTGACCACCAGTTTTCAAACTGTCGGTAGCTATCGTTCACTTCCCTCTCCCCCAAATAAAAAGGCCTGCGATTACCAGCAGGCCTGTTACAAGCTCAGTGATGTAGATGGTCATCTTTTAACTCCATATACCGCCAATACCCGTTTCATCGCTGCACTCTGGCGACACTCCTTAAAAATCAGGTTCGTGCTCACCTTTCCTTCCCGTTCTTCCCTGGTAGCAAACCGGTAATACACCGTTCGCCAGACCTTACCTTCGATAACCAGAAGACCTGCCCGTGCCATTTTAGCCGCGGCCTGATTTATGCTGGTTACTGTTGCGCCTGTTAGCGCGGCAACGTCCGGCGCACAGAAGCTATTATGCGTCCCCAGGTAATGAATAATTGCCTCTTTGCCCGTCATACACTTGCTCCTTTCAGTCCGAACTTAGCTTTAATTTCTGCGATCTTCGCCAGCGCCTGAACATGATTTAGAGGTCTGCCGCCCATGACAGGAAGTTGTTTTACTGGTTCAGGGATCACCTCACCACGATTAATTCTCGCAGTCATATGGACAAGCTCATCTGCGGCCTTGCGCCGTAATTCCGCGTCAGTCAGCGCATTGGCCCGCATGTTCTGGTACAGGTTGGTAACCAGCCAGTAGTGCGCGTTTGATTTCCACGGATAAGACTCTGCATCCGGATACAGGCCACGCTTCCGGCAATACTCGTAAACCATATCAACCAGCTCGCTGACGTTTGGCAGTCCGGCGATAACGGATGCTTCTTCCCGGCACCATGCAACAAACTGCCCGGGTGATGGAAGAAATGGTCGATTCTGCCGACGGGCTACGCGCATTCCTGCGTTAACCTGTTCCATCGAGGTGATCCCGTTTTCCCGGAAAGCCAGAACCCACTGGCGGCGGATTTCATTCAGTTCGTTCTGGTCCCGGTTAGCCAGACTCGCCGGGAAAGTTGCCAGTAACTGGCTGAACACACCGTTGATGATCTGCGCTACCTGT